CGGTTCTAACTATCAGACTGTAACTAATAAACTTTCTGATTGTAAGGTTGCTCGCGGTAAATGGAATCTTACCGTTCGGGAACAAATGGAGCAAACCTATCAGTCTAGTCCTAGTGTTATTCCCGATCGGGAACCTCAAAACCTTATCCCTGCAAAAGATGATACCTTCGTCAAGTTTGGTAATTTCAACGATCTACGCAAGATTATTCAGTCGCGACTGTTCTATCCGACGTTCATTACGGGTCTGTCTGGTAATGGCAAAACGTTTTCGATCGAACAATCCTGTGCTCAATTGGGTCGGGAACTGATTCGGGTCAATATTACTATTGAAACTGATGAGGATGATCTCATTGGCGGTTTCCGTCTTGTCAATGGCGAAACCGTCTGGCATAATGGACCAGTCATTGAGGCACTCCAGCGAGGTGCAGTATTGCTCCTTGACGAAATCGACCTTGCTTCAAACAAAATTCTCTGTCTTCAATCGATTCTTGAAGGGAAAGGAGTTTTCCTCAAGAAAATTGGCAAGCACATTACGCCCGCAGAAGGTTTCAACGTATTCGCAACCGCAAATACTAAGGGCAAAGGTTCTGACGACGGGCGATTCATTGGAACTAACGTGCTCAACGAAGCTTTCCTTGAGCGATTCCCAGTAACGTTTGAGCAAGAGTATCCTACTCCTGCTAATGAGATGAAGATCCTCGCTAACGTTGCTGCTCAACTTGATTGCCTTGACAATGACTTTACCAAGCGTTTGGTTGACTGGGCAGATATTATCCGCAAGACTTTCTATGATGGTGGTATTGAGGAAATTATCAGCACCCGCCGCTTGGTCCACATTATCCGTGCCTATGCAATCTTCCAAGACAAAGCGAAAGCAATCCAAGTGTGTGTAAATCGCTTTGATGATGAAACTAAACAAGCATTCCTTGAACTTTATGACAAAGTTGACGCCGACTTCCAACTCCCTGTGGAGGGAGTACAAGACAGCAATCTGGGAAACCTTTCCTGATTTAGAAAACATTTGTGACTGGGCAGACTGGGAAGAAAAAGAAACTTCCCTTTCTGCTAAGATTTACAGCACAAAGCATATTCTTAAATCCAGAGAAGTTGAGATATGGGATGAAAAATCTTGTATTTACAACAACATCATCTATCCCCGAACTGGTAGCAATCTTCCTTGCTTTGGAATGGATCTGATGGGTTTCTTTGATAAGAAAGTTATTATTGTATTTGACTTTCAGCATCCTGTAGAAAATTATCTTTTCTCGCATCCAGATCTTCCAAAGGCAGATGGTTCATTCAGATTTTTTGAACCAGGTAATCATTTTTCTGAAAATGTGTATGTTGCAAAATGTACTATGTCGGAAGTTAATGATCATCTTGAGGTATTCAAAAAATACTTGACTGCCTATAAGGATATGCTAGAATGTGAACAACCTACTGGAATTGATTTTTCATCCTACTGTGATTTTGATTCTTACATGAAAAAATTAGACCCTGTAAGTGGTTATCTTTCCAGCAAGTTTGGAAAAGAAAAAGCAGAGTCTCTCGTAAACGATTTTCTTTTCTGCTATGGTTAATTCCTGGTCCCTACTTTATGATGAACTAAAAATGGATGAATATCCTTACGATGAGTTTGTAATGTCTATGAACTCTAATAATATGATCGAAATTGAAAAGAACTCTATGATCCCCAACTCTCCTGCAACTCCCTGGAAGTATAATGAAGAAGAGATTGTAAAAGAACTTCTTGAATATATCCGAGGAACTTACAATCAACACTATTCTGCTGGCGATGACAAAATTCAAACTTTGGATTTGATTGAGGCATGTGGAGATGGAGAGGCATTTTGCCGTAGTAATATTCTCAAGTATGCCTCTCGTTATGATAAGAAAGGCACCGCACGTCGTGACATTATGAAGATTTTGCATTATGCTGTTCTTCTGATGAATTTCAATGACAAGAACGCACAACGCGAAACCTACAACCAATGAAAATCAAACCCAATAATATGAAACTGTCTGACAACACCCTGACAATTCTTAAGAACTTCGCAGGAATCAACAACTCTATTCTTGTAAAGCAGGGTACTAAACTCCGTACTATTTCTGTCGCAAAGAATATTCTTGCCGAGGCGGACATCAAAGAGGATTTTCCTCGCGACTTTGCAATTTACGATCTGAATCAGTTCCTCAATGGTCTTGGTCTGCACCAAGATCCTGATCTGGATTTCAACGAAGACTCTTACCTCAGTATCAAAGAGGGTAAGCGTCGGGTCAAGTATTTCTATGCAGATCCTAATGTCATCATTTCTCCTCCTGAGAAAGAGATCAATCTTCCCACTCAAGATGTTTGCTTCCAGTTGGACAGCGCCTCTTTGGAGAAACTGGTAAAAGCAGCAGCAGTTTATCAACTTCCCGATCTCTCTGCTATTGGCGAAGCTGGTGTTATCAAACTCGTCGTGCGCGACAAGAAAAACGACACATCAAACGAGTACGCTATTGTTGTTGGTGAAACTGACAAAGAGTTCTCTTTCAACTTCAAAGTTGAGAACATCAAGATCATCCCTGGTGCTTATGATGTTGTAGTTTCTTCTAAACTTCTGTCCCAATTTACCAATACTAAGTACAATCTCACTTACTATATCGCTCTGGAACCCGATTTCAGTTTTGGTTGATGAGACACATCCTCTTTACATTGAAGGGTTGCAATGTTGAGTTGATGGAGGATGAAAACTACATGAGAAAAATGCTGTATAATTCAGCAAAAGAATGTAATTCAACCCTCCTCAACTTATCTGTCTATAAGTTTGAACCTCAGGGATTTACTGGTATCGCTATGCTTGCCGAATCCCATATCAGCATTCATACTTGGCCAGAAAAACGTATGGCAGTTTGTGACGCTTTTACCTGTGGAGATCACACTACTCCAGAAAAAGGTGTAGAATACATGCAGAAGATGTTGAAGTCAACCGACATCATTATGAACGAATTTATTCGACCGTTAGAATGAAAACACTCACTAGAATGAGAATTGCGGGCAGCATTACAGTTATTGCTGCCTATTTCGTTGTTCTTCATGTTAATTTGACCGCTGGTGTCGTAATGAATGTCATTGCAGACACCATTTCAATCCCATACTTTGTTAAGACAAAATCTTGGGATATTGTTGCTATGTTGGGATTTCTTCTAGCAATTAGTTTTAGTAAACTTTTATCATGAAAAATTGGAAAGAAATATATGGTAATCTTCCCGACGAAGAGTTGGATAAGATTGCCATTTTGCGCGTGATGGAATGCACTAATGGCATCATTCAGTATGCATTCCGAGATGGAGCAGATTATGCTTTATCTGTTGATGATACACGCCGCGCTATGAAATTCAGCATGGGTTGTATGAAGCGCATGGAGATTCCTTTAAAAGAAGGACTGTTGACATTTGCTCCAGAAACCCAAGATCTTATGCGTCAAGCAAGAGATTTTTATGTTCGGGGTTATAAGCAAGGAGATTCTGAAGCACTTGCAGAATTTCAAGCGATATCTGAAGCGACAGCACAAGCTTGTGGTGTAGATCGATTGATCAGTGCTAAGAAAATTTTGGAGGAAAATGTTGACGATATTCCTCCCGATACCTTACAATGGGGACTGGGATATCTCATGCAATTTTTTAGGTGAACTAAAAATGTATAGATCAAAATCAAATATTGTTACTAGTGTATCAATTAAAAAATCTGATGAAGATGATTTTCTTGAACTTAAAAAGTATCTGAAAGATAATCGTTATTCAGTTTCTGATTATCTGGTTTACTGCTGGAGATCTGGAATGAGGTTTCAATGACAATTATTTGGCGTAATAATTATAAACCTGAGAATCAACTGTATCCAGATAATGCTGATATTTTGGATATTGTTTCTGAACTTAGATCAATTCCAGAAACATATGATCCTACCTTAAATTATCATACGTCTTATTTTGTTCATCCAGACAGAAGACCTGAACGAAAATTTATTGAGTTCTATACTAAAATTCTAGATGAAGTTATTATTGATGTTGGGTTGAAACATAGGGCAGAAATAGTTTACGAAATGTGGATGCAAGTCTACACCAAAGATAGTAAGGCATTCAGTAAGCATGATCATTTTTCTGGAAATGAACTTCTCTCTTGGGTTCATTTTATAAAACCATCATCAAAACCATGTTTCCATTTTATCGATTCTAAGAAAAATAAAATTTATCCCGATCAAAAACTAGGAGACTTTATTGTTTTTCCATCTTGGATGCTTCATGAAGTTGATCCTCCAGAAGAAAATGGTGATAGAATAGTCATATCTGGCAATATCATGCCGATTGTTCTTTTGAGTGATGATCCCGATGATCGAGTAAAAAAATTGACCTTCCGTAGATTTGATAGTCGATTCGGTCTATGGGAACTGTCAGAAAACAGATATCCCAAAACTGATTTTGAGGGGTATGAGTAACACTATTTTGATGAGTAATTTTTGCTATGAGTAATTTTATTTGGGTTGAGAAATATCGCCCCAAAACTATTGAGGAATGTATTCTTCCTGAGTCTACTAAAAAGACCTTTCAGGAGTTTCTAAATAAGGGCGAAATCCCCAATATGCTGTTAGCAGGTCCTCCTGGTATCGGCAAAACTACGGTTGCCAAAGCACTGTGCAATGAACTTGGAGCAGATGTATATGTCATTAATGGATCCGACGAGGGTCGATTCCTCGATACTGTCCGAAACAATGCGAAGAACTTCGCTTCGACCGTCTCGCTTACGGCAGATGCTAAACACAAGGTCATCATTATTGATGAGGCAGATAACACGTCCAACGACGTACAACTCCTCTTACGGGCGTTTATTGAGGAGTTTGCTGGTAACTGTAGATTCATCTTCACTTGTAACTACAAAAACAAGATTCTTGAACCTCTACACTCCAGATGTGCTGTTGTCGATTTCTCCATCAAGGGAAAGGAACGACAGTCCATTGCAGCACAGTTCTTCAAGCGCCTTCAAGAAATCCTGGCTGCAGAAGGTATTGAATCTGATAACAAGGTCTTGGTAGAACTTGTTAATAAGCACTTTCCTGACTGGCGTCGTGTTCTGAATGAGTGTCAACGTTACTCTGTAAGTGGAAAAATTGACTCTGGCATTCTTGCTACGTTCTCTGATGTTGCTGTAAATGAACTGGTCAAAAATCTCAAGACTAAAAACTTTGCTGAGGTACGAAAGTGGATCGTTAGTAATTTGGACAATGATACTACTGTACTTCTTCGTCGTATTTACGACGCTTGTTATGAATCCTTGGTTCCTGGTAGTATTCCTGCTGCTGTTCTTGTTCTTGCTAAGTATCAGTACCAATCAGCATTCGTAGCGGATCAAGAGATAAATATGCTTGCTTGTCTAACCGAAATTATGGTGGAGTGTGAATTCAAATGATTAATGTAAAACTACTTCGTATTGTTACTGGGGAAGAAGTCATCGCAGAACTTCTTTCCGAAACTGAAGAGACTATTACCGTACAGAATGGTTTGGTTGTTCTTCCTAGTGGTAACTCCTATGGATTTGCTCCATGGGCAACTGTGATTGACCAAGATAATCCTGAAATTACGATGGTCCGTAGTCACATTGTATACATTGCTGAAGTTGATTCTTCAGTCAAGAAAAAGTATAATGACCTTTATGGTAGTAAACTGATTACACCAGATAAGAAAAAACTAATTGTGTGACAATGAAAAAAGAAAAACTCAGAGCACAGGTTAAGTCTAGGTTCTATTACATTTTTTGGGGTGTTGCTACTGCCTCGGTAGTGCTGGGTCAAATTTATGTTGGCACTGGATATCGTATGATGGCAGGAAGCGTCAACAAATTCTTTTATACACTTGCAGAGTTAATGGAGGTGGAGAATGGGTCTACTGAATATCGATAAATCTAAACTAGTTGATCCTAAAGTAAAGACTACACCAGAACTTGTTGATGAAGCAAACTGGGCACTATTTCGTGCTAAAATGACTTTACCTGCCGCTGCAAAACATTGTGGTATGACTCAGAAAGAAATGAAGATGACTTTCTGGGAATTTTTGAAGTATCATCCTAAAGATTATGAGCAGTCTGAAAAGTTATAAAACTCCTTTACGCTACCCTGGCGGCAAGTCTCGTGCATGTGTCAAGATGGATTCTTTCTTTCCCGATCTGAGGGATTATGAGGAGTTCCGAGAACCTTTCCTTGGCGGAGGTAGCGTTGCTATTCATGTAACAAAGAGGTGTCCCAATCTAAAGATTTGGGTCAATGATTTGTATGAACCTCTAGTCAACTTCTGGCAGCAGCTCCAGATGTTTGGAATTGACATGAAAGATACTTTGACGCATCTGAAAACTTACCATAATACTGAAGACAGGGCACGCCAACTCTTTCTTGAATCTAAGCAAGTTTTGAATGATAGCGATGCATCTCCCTTTGATCGGGCATGTGCATTTTATATTGTAAACAAATGCTCCTTTAGCGGTCTTACTGAAAGTTCTTCTTTCTCTAAGATGGCATCAGTAAGTAACTTTTCTTTGAAGGGAATTGAGAAACTTCCTGGGTATCAGGAAATCATTTCGAAGTGGCGCATTACAAATTACTCTTATGATTACCTACTTGGTGCTGAAGGTAATGCTTTTGTATATCTTGATCCTCCTTATGACATTAAGGATAACCTCTATGGTAAGAAGGGGGAGATGCATAAAGGATTCGATCATGATAAGTTTGCTGCTGACTGTTCTGCTTGTAACCTGCCTCAGTTGGTAAGTTACAATGCCAATCAACTTGTTAGGGATAGGTTTACTGATCCTAAATGGAATGCCTCTGAATTTGACCTTACTTATACGATGAGGTCGGTTGGGGAATATATGAGAAATCAACAAAAGCGAAAAGAATTATTACTGTTTAATTATGGAATTGAAGGATTGGTTAAACTCGATCAATCAGACCAAGAAGAATCTGATTGATGAAGATTCTTCTCTTGAGAAGGAATATCCTCCTTATGTCGTCAACAGATGCTTCTCTGGTCATCTAGACGCAATTATGTTTGCTAATGAAATGAATCAGTACCATTTTCTGCCTAAGAAAATGCAATATGATTTTTTTCTAAATAGTCTCAGGAAAAAGAAGAGATTTTCTCCCTGGCTCCGACAAGATAAGATCAAAGACCTTGATTATGTTAAACGTTACTATGGTTATAGTAATGAAAAGGCAAAACAAGCTTTGAGGATTCTAACAAAAGAACAAATAGCATTCATTAAATCAAAATTTGAGACTGGAGGATCAAATGAGCGTCGTTAGAGAACCTGAAGTGAAGTGGACGCCCGACCAAATGGTAGAAGTGGTTCTAAATGAACCCGATGACTTTTTGAAAGTGCGCGAAACTTTGACTCGTATTGGAGTCGCTTCAAGAAAAGAAAAGAAGATTTATCAATCTTGCCATATCCTACACAAGCAAGGTAGATACTATCTGGTACACTTTAAAGAACTATTTGCGTTAGATGGCAAACACGCAAATCTCACCGTCAACGATGTCCAACGCCGTAACCGCATTGCTCAATTGCTTGCTGATTGGGGTCTTATTGGCATTGTAGACGTTACTAAGATT